GCTGCAACAGGTCCAGAGGCACTGCTTTCAGCAGCACCCGAGGGCTACTTCCAAACCCAGGTCCGTGTGACCTTTGAATCCATCGAGGAACTCTGACCATGGCTACAATCCGAGGCGAATCTGGTTCAGTTGAATTTGAGACCGGCAGCGGCGCTCTTGCCACTGTTGTTGGTACTCGCAGCTGGAGCCTGTCAATCACTAAAGAAACCCTGGACACTTCAGTTCATGGGAACACTTTTCGCCAATTTGTTGGCAGCATGATTTCTGGCTCCGGAACAGTTGAACTGGTTTACGACCCAGATGCAACGGGCCAAGCCGGTTTCATTGAAGACATCATCAAAGCAAATGATGCCGCTGATGCTTCGTTCGAGTTGTTCACCACCGGCAACACAAACGGCACTGATTCGGTTGCCTTTGGCGGGATTATCACTGACATGGAAATCACTTCAACTGTCGGCGAGTTAGTTGTTGCTAGCTGCAACTTCATCACCAGCAGCACCATCACTTCTAACCTTGAGTGATGAGGCTATAGTTTAGATGACAAATCTGTCGTCTAAATGCCTGCTGGAAATCGCACCGTTGATCTGCTGGTTGGGGCTTTCGACCTCAACCAGCGCCGCAAGTTCGAACTAAAAAACGCCGACGGCCAGAAAGTTGTAGATCTGTTTTTCAAACCGATCACACGCGCTGACCGCAAAAAAGCGCAAAGTCTTGCTGGCACTGAAGAAGCATTAGACATCAGCACGCAGATGCTGTGCCAGATGGCAGAGCTTGAAGATGGTGCTAAAGCTTTTGCTCCTGCGGACGCAGCCAAGCTTCAGCGTCAGCTTCCTGAATCTGTATTGAACGAGATTGAGCTGTTCTTGTTTGGCCTCAGCGAAGAGGCTGACCTTGAAGAAGCAAAAAACGACTAAAGCAGGACAGTTGGCTCAACTTTGAGTTCTTTCTGGCCTGCGAGTTAGGGATGACAGTAAGCAGGCTCCGCATGGAATTGACTGATGCGGAGTTTGTTTATTTTGCTGCGTTTTACGAGGTAAAAGCCGAAAACGAAGAAAAAGCCATTGAACGCGCGAAACGACAGCGGCGGTAGACTTTGACTATCGTCGTTGCGTTGCCGTGGCTGAATCGAACGTCAAGCTCAGAGTAGATGCGCGAGAAGCAGTCAACGCAATAAATCAAACGAACAATGCAAGCAAGAAGCTAAACGCAACGCTTAAAACCACGAGCACGCGCACAGGAACTGCGACAGCAAATATTCAGCGTTTTGGAATTAGCTTTCGCAGTGTTGTCGGCCCGATGGTGGCACTGACTGGTGCTCTTACTCTTGCGAACAAGTCTTTAAATACCTTTGGCAAGCGGCAGGCTGACTTAAATGTTTTGTCTGCTCAACTAGAGCGTATTGGTGTAAGTGGCTCTAAGCAACTTGATGAATTGAAGGCAGCAGCCGACAGGCTTGGCGATGCAACTCTATTTTCCCAGGACGACTTTATTCAGTCGTTCAATATCTTGTCGTCCTTCCGTGCGATTGCGGTTGAATCGTTTACAGAAGTTTCATCAGTTGCGGCTGACATTGCTCAGGTCATGGGATCTGATGTCAAGAGCGCAACTGTTCAGCTTGCAAAAGCACTTGAAGACCCGAAACGTGGCTTGACTGCGCTAAGCCGTTCAGGCATCACTTTTAACAAGGCACAAACAGAAACGATCAAAAAACTAGTTGATTCTGGCAAGTTACTAGACGCTCAAGCCTTGATTCTTGAAACGATTAAAGGACAATACGAAGGTGCTGGAGACGCTGCTGGAAAGGGTTTTGCTGGCGCACTAGATTTGCTGAGCGAAAATGCTGGCGATGCTGCTGAGGCACTCGGTAAAGGGTTAGAGCCGGCGGCTACTGCAGCAGCAAATGCTCTTGCTGCTGTGCTTGAAAATGTAAGCAAGATTCCAGCTCCTGCAGGCCAACTTGCAATACAAATCGGCCTAGTTACTGGCGGCGTAATTTTACTTACCAAAGCCGTCAAGGCTTTTTTGGCTACAAAATTAGCAGGTATTATTGGAACGCAAATTGCCTTGTTTAAGGCGTTTGGTGCCCAGATTTATATAGCAGCAGCCGCTCAAGGCGCATTAAATCTTGCGGTTGCAGCGTTTCCAATTGCTATTGCTGCGCTTGCACTTGGCTCGTTAATTAAAACTTTGTATAACGCAAAAACAGCACAAGAACGTTTTAACAATGCAATCGCAGATGGTTCTGTCGAGGCTCTGAAAGCTGCAATTTCTATAGAAGAAGAGACTCTATCGGTTGAGCGAAACAAAGGGGCGAAGATGTCATTACTTGGCATTAACGCCAAACTGATTGAGTCTCAGCAACGCTTGATCAAATTAAGAGATGCACTTGCTACAGCAGAAAGCAAGCCAAAAACACCTACGCCTACTCCTACTCCTACACCTATACCTGAGCCTGATCTAGAAAATCTAGACAAAGATAAAAAGAAAAAAGCCATGGAGAAGATTATTCAACTAACAAACGCACAATCGCTAGCACAAGTTAGTCTAGTAGATAAACGCCGCGAAGAAAACAAGCATTTGGCTTTGACGGCAAGTCACGGCAAAGAATTTGCAGATGTCACAAGAGAAGTGGCGGATTTGATTCAGAATGGCGGGCTGTCATTTACTGAAGCGTTTGATCTTGTGAATACAGGCCGATTGCTTGAAGGTCAAATTGACAAGCAACAAGAATTAGCCAACGCGCAACAAAAAGCTGCGGACGATTTAAAAGAGAAGTACAAGCAAGTGGGTGACGCTATCAAGACCCACGTGACCGACTCAATTATGGATGCGATTGACGGCACCAAATCGCTTGGCGAATCTGCTCTTGGCATCTTAAAAGATTTAGGCAAGCAATTTTTGCGGCTTGGTATCAATCAAGCGTTTGGGGCACTTGGAAGCACTGGTGGGATCCTTGGCAAGTTGTTTGGCGGTGGCAGGGCTTCTGGCGGCACTGTGCAAGGCGGCACGTCTTACATGGTTGGCGAGCGTGGCCCTGAATTATTTACCCCTGGGCGCAGTGGCAGCATTGCGCCGAACAACGCAATGGGTAACGCTAATGTGACTGTGAACGTTGATGCTTCTGGCTCTTCTGTTCAGGGTGACGGTCCAAACGCTTCGCAACTTGGCAAAGCGATTGGCGCTGCTGTTCAAGCTGAGCTAATCAAGCAAAAACGACCTGGAGGCTTGTTGACCCGCTAATGGCTGTATTCCCTTCAATTACACCGACCTATGGCGTGCAGAAAAGCAGCGCCCCTGTCACGCGAAAGGTGCAGTTTGGTGATGGCTACGAGCAACGTCTTACGTTTGGCTTAAACCAGAACCCCAAAAGTTTTAGCCTTACGTTTGAGGTGTCTGAAACTGATGCTGACACCATTGAAACGTTTCTGGATGCACGGGCTAGTGACAACGCAAGTTTTGATTTCACACCGCCTGGAGAAGGCAGCACTTCAAAATTTGTTTGTGAGCAGTGGACTAAATCGATCCCTTACCTGAACCGAGCTACGATACAAGCAACATTCCGCCAAGTTTTTGAGCCGTAATGACTGTCACGACTAGATCAAGCAAGGGCAGCCCGCTCACCCATACAGAAGTTGACACCAACTTTACCGACCTGCGTGACAGTTGCGGCTATATAGCAACCGGGCAGGGTGGCAATGAAACCCAACTAACATCTAAAAGCACAGCGGTAACGCTAAGCAAGAAGTGCGGTCAGATCACAATGAATGCTGCGGCATTGGCCGCTGACACAACTGTTTCGTTTACGTTGACCAACACAACGATTGCGGTGACTGACGTAATTGTCCTGAATCACGTTAGTGGTGGAACGGCTGGTTCGTACTTGCTCAACGCTCAACCTGCCGCTGGTTCTGTAAGTATTAACGTCCGAAACATCACGAGTGGATCGTTAAGCGAAGCGGTTGTGATCGGGTTTGCAGTGGTGAAAGCCACTACTAGCTGAGCATGTCTTACGTCGTAACTGGATACTGGAACTCCGGTTACACCGACACGGAGTCCAGTGATGGCATTACAAGTGAGCTGCAAGGCATTTCGCCAACAGCAATTATCGAGCTATTCCAGCTCGAGCTGGATTCAGTGCAGCATGGAGTCGATGCAACTTATTACTTCAGCGGGTTAAAGGAAGGCGGCCTTCAAGCCATAACGTTTGGAGGGCAGCTTTACACAGCAATCCCGCTTGAAGCTGAGGGTTTTAGTTACTCAGGGCAGGGCAGCTTGCCGCGTCCAACTTTACGACTAAGCAATCTGTTTAGTACCATCACAGGTCTAATTGCTACGTTGCCGAATGGATTGGAAGGCGCAAAAGTAACGCGCCTGCGGACGCTGGCGAAATACATCGACTCAGAAAACTTTATTGGGTCGAGTTATGAAACTTATGTTGTTGCTGATTACTGGGACGTTGGTTACACGGCAAACAACACCACGGCAGACAGTACAGCTCTTTTCCCCAAAGAAATTTATTACGTTGATCGCAAGTCAGCAGAAAACCGGACTTTAATTGAGTTTGAACTTGCGTCTGCCTTTGATCTTGCCGGTGTACGCGCACCAAAGCGCCAGTGCATCAGCCGTTGCCAATGGGTTTATAAATCAGATGAATGCAGTTACAACTCAGCAAATGACCCCGGCAAAGTTGTTGATGGTGTTACTTACAAATTTTTTACGGCCAACGATGCTTTTCAAGACGAGAATGGCGATCCAATAACTGAGGCTAACGACGTATGCGGCAAACGTCAAAGCAGTTGCGAGTGCAGGTTTGGCGAAAATAATGAGTTACCCTTTGGAGGGTATCCAGGTATTGGGACGTTCTTTGCATGACATGGCGCGATACTGCGTTACAGGACGCAAAAGACCGTTATCCATGGGAGGCTGTTGGCCTTGTTGTAGTCGTTAAAGGACGTAGAAAATACTGGATGTGCCGGAATATGGCGCACAACATGGAAGACATGTTTGTGCTTAATCCTGAGGATTATGCAGCTGCCGACGATAAAGGAGAAATTATTGGAATTGTCCACAGCCATCCAAAAACTCCACCGGCAGCAAGTGAAGCCGACAAGGTTTCAGCAGAAAAGCACGGTTTGCCTTGGTACATCGTTAACCCACAAACCGAAACCTGGGATGAATACGTTCCATGTGGATATAAGGCTCCGTTGATTGGCCGTAAGTGGACGTGGGCCATTAATGATTGCTGGGCATTGGCGCGTGATTGGTACGCCGAAGAAGGGATCAGCCTGCGTGATTGGGACAGGCCAGCAACGCCAAAGCAGTTTATGGAATCACCAATGTTTAACGATGCTTGGGCTGCGACAGGGTTTCGTGAGTTGACTGAAGATGAGTCATTGATCAAGGGCGATCTGTTGTTGATGCAGATCAATGGCAATGGCCTGAATCATTGTGCGGTTTACATCGGTGATGGCATGGTGCTGCATCACTTGTCAGAACGGCTGTCTTCTAGGGATTTGTATGGAGGATGGCTACAATCCTGTACAGGGAAGCGGTTGCGTCATGTTGCGTAAAGTCCGGCTATATGGGGAGCTTGCCAAGGTTGTCGGGCGTCGTGTTTTAGAAGCTGAACTGTCTTCAGCAGCAGAAGCAGTGCGGATGCTGATTGCCAATTTCCCGCAGTTGGAACGGCACATGGCTGATCGCCATTACAAAGTGCTTGTTGGTGATGGTGCGTTAACGCTGGACGACTTGCACTACCCAGTGGGCCAAGAAGAAATCAAGATCGTGCCTGTGATTGTTGGTGCGGGTGGAAACGGGGTTGGCTCTATACTGCTCGGCGCTGTATTAATTGCTGGTGCAGTTTTTAGTGGTGGAGCAACTTTAGGGTTGGCTGGTTTTAGTTCTACTGCAGTGGTTGGCGTTAGCTCTGCAAGCTTTCTTACGACTGCAGCGATTGCCACTGTGGCTGGAAATATTGGCCTTGCTTTAGTCCTTGGGGGTGTTGCTCAAATGCTTACACCAACGCCTGAGATACCTCAAGGTCCAGACACCCAGCAAGATCCGCGTAAATCATTTTCATTCTCAGGCATACAAAACACTAGTCGCGGTGGAACGCCAGTACCGATTGTGTACGGCAAAACGTTGACCGGTAGTGTCGTCGTTTCAGCGGGTATTGACACTGAGCAGGTGCAGGCATGACTACGATCATTGGCGCGGGTGGCTCAAGTGGTCCCAAAGGTGGTGGTGGCAGCAGGACACCAAAGACAACACCTGACAGCCTTGATTCGCGCCAGTATGCAACAGTCGTTGATTTAATCTCTGAAGGTGAGATTGAAGGCTTAGTTGATGGCAATAAATCAATATTTTTAAATGACACTGCCTTGGAAAGTGCCACTGGTGATCCTAACTTTGAAGACGTTACGATCTACACGCGCAACGGGACGCAACTTCAAACCTACGTTCCAGTTACTAGCGGGACAGAAAACACCCGCAGCGTAGGAAGAGAAGTAACGAAACTTGTGCCGATTATTGAATCGGTAAATGATGACGATGTTGACGCTGTGCGCGTCACGATCTCAATCCCTGCGTTGCAGAAAATTAACAACAAAAATGGTGATACAAAAGGAACCAAAGTACAACTAAAGATTTTTATTGAATATGCGAACGCTGGTTACAGTGATGCAGTTATTGATGACACGATTTCAGGCCGCACGGCTGACTTATACCAAAAAGATTACCTTCTTACTCTTAACCGCCCTAACCCAGAAGACAACGTCAACATAAAAGTTGAACGGATCACTGAGGATAGTGAAGATTCTTTGTTGAGCAACGCATTTAGCTGGTCAAGTCTGGTTGAAATAAAATACGCAAAGCTTGCCTATCCCAACAGCGCCTTAGTTGTTCTGCGGGTTGATTCTGAACAGTTCAACAGTATTCCAAGCCGAAAGTATTTAATCAAAGGCGTTAAGGTTGCCATACCTGCAGGCGTAACGGTTGACTCAATTACCGGTAGAATTATTTATCCTGATGATTTTATCTGGAACGGTACTTTTTCGGACGCCAACACTTGGTGCAGTTGCCCTGCTTTTATCTTGTGGGATTTGCTGACAAATACCCGCTACGGATTCGGCAATCATATTGATGTTGCACAGCTGGATAAGTATGCGTTTTTTGCCGCATCGAAGTACAGCAATGCTCTGGTTGATGACGGGTTTGGTGGTCAAGAAGCACGGTTTAGCTGCAACACGACGATCCAGACAGCAGAAGAATCGTTCAAGCTGGTCAATGACCTGTTGTCTGTTATGCGTTGCCAAGGTTTTTGGGCAGCAGGCAGCCTAACGATTGAACAAGACGCGCCAAAAGATGCTGCTTACCTATTTACGATTGCTAATGTCACGCAAGAAGGATTTGGGTATAGCGGCAGCAGCTTAAAAACTAGACCGACTGTTGTTGTTGTGAGTTACCTCGATCTTGATCTACAAGATACGGCTTACGAAGTAGTTGAGGATCATGATGGGATTGCGAAATACGGCGTGGTGCGTAAGGAGTTCAGTGCTTTTGCTTGCACTAGTCGAGGGCAAGCGGCAAGGATTGGAAAGTGGATTCTGTATTCAGAGAAGTTTGAAAAAGAGGTTGTCACATTCACTAGCGGATTAGAAGCGGGCCAAGTCGTTCGCCCTGGAACGATTATTCAAATTGCTGATCCTGTTATTTCAGGCGCTCGAAAAGGTGGCCGTATCAAGGCTGCAACCAGCAACACAATCACAGTTGACGACACAAGTGCAACTGACCTGACGTTTGGCAGTGGATCTTTCCTGTATGTGATCTTGCCTGATGGCACGGTTGATGGTGAAGTCGCTGACGAAAAGCTGAGGGTTATTGACATTACAAATGGGGTGATAACAGTAGACAGAAACTTTGCTGCGACCCCAAACGTCAACAGTGTATGGGTATTAGAAAGCCTCGGACTAGGTGCTAACAATATTCAGCCAACAACTTGGCGTGTTATTTCTGTTGAAGAGCAGGAAGGCATGTTGTATTCAATCAGTGCGATTGCTTACAACGCCAGCAAGTATGGTTTTGTTGAAGATGGAGAAGCACTGCAGACCCGTGACACAACAAATTTAGACGTTATCCCCGAGCCTCCAGAAGATTTGGAAGTGCTGGCAACTCTGCCGCCAGGAGGAACAATCCCAGAAAAAGAAGTGCAGTTTGTTTTAAACGGCCGCGTTGCAATTAAGATCACTTGGCATTGGCAGCTTCCAGATGTTGACGACCCTAAAAGACCTGGCGAAAAGAAAAAACAAGTTACCAAGAAATTCCGAATACGATATAGGCACGAAGACGACAACTTCACAGAAGTTATTTCTCAAGGAACAACATTTGATATTTTAGACGCTAAGACCGGAAACTATCAGATTCAAGTTTCAAGTATTAGCAGCACTGGCATTTTATTTAGCAAGCCAACTTTGGCTAACTATACGGTTAAAGGGTTAGGGGCAGTTCCTAACAATATTCGTGATTTAAGCCTTGTGCCAACGACTGACACTCTGGCTATTTTGTCCTGGAAAAAGCTTCAAGAATTAGACGTTCAACTTGGTGGTCGAATTATTATTCGGCATGATCCACGAGCTTTGGCATTAGCTGAATGGACAGCCAGTAACCAAATCGTTGATGGTGTTTCTGGGGCGTCAACGCAAAAGCAAGTTCCGTTGCTTGCTGGAACGTACTTTGTAAAAGCAGAAGATTTCCTAGGCAATCGCTCCACAGTCGAAACAGCGTTTGAAGCATCATTGCCTGCTGCAGACGGTCGGTTTTTAGCTAAAACCTATTCAGAGCACACTACTTTTCCTGGCACGAAAACTAATTGCAGTGTTGTTTCTGGCAATCTAAATCTTGTCCCTGATCCTTATGTTGCTTTGGGTTATGTCGAAGATTTTTACGCGATAGGCGATGGTCAGGCTGAATACATATTCCAAGATACATTTGACTTCGGTGTCAATCTTGATTTTATTGCTAGGCGCAGCATTGTTAGCTTCCCCTTAGCCGTTACAGGGGCCTTGTTTGATAGCCGCTCTGGAGATTTTGACGACGCTACAGGTTTGTTTGATGGCGATATTTCTGATGTCGTAAACGTAGCAACCTATATTAGGACCGCTACAACCGCTTCTCCTGTTGAGGCGGACTATACGCCTTGGGCTGAATTTATCTCTGCAGTAATTCAAGGCCGTCATGTGCAGGTAAAAGCGGTATTAAATACAACTGATGAACTGACAAGCGTGTCTGCTGATCAACTAGGCGCAACGCTTGAATTAATGCGTAGAACAGAGTCAAGCACTGAAACGACTAATGCTGCCGCAACCAGTTACACGTTTGACAATGCGTTCCACCAAATACCTACGGTCAGCATTACGCCGCACGATTTAGACCCGAACGATCATTTCCATTTGACAAATATTTCAACCACTGGTTTTACGATCGAGTTTGTGCATGGGACTGGTGGGCAAAGCCTTGCGGAACAGTTCAGCTACACTGCAACAGGATTCGGTCGCGCTCTTTAATGGCTCAGTCAGACCAGACTATTCAGAACGCCACATTTCCAGACGTAAGGGCGGATATTAACGATAATTTGGCGGCTATTTACAGCCAAAATAGTGGAGCGTCTGCACCTTCAACAACTGTTGCGTTTCAGCCTTGGGTTGATACGAGTAGCAGCCCTCCTGTCTGGAAGATCAGAAACGCCAACAACAGTGCATGGATCACGGTGGGTGTTCTTGATCCAACTAATTTTCAAGTCGGTGGCGTCTCGCCGATTGCTAATGGTGGAACGGGTCAAACGACTGCAGCCGCTGCGATTGCTGCGTTATTGCCAAGCCAAACTGGCAACGCAGATAAAGCTTTGGTTACAAACGGCGCTTCATTGCTGTGGAGCGTTATCACGGCGTCGTCTTTTGCCAAATACACGTTTGCCGCTGGGTCAGGCACTGGGTCAACCCGCACTCACACTTGGATAAAACCCAGCTCAGGAACTACAGCGATTGTGCTTGCCTGGGGCGGTGGCGGTGCTGGTGGTGCGGATAACAATGATGGCGGTGGTGGTGGTGCTGGTGCGTCTTGCGGGATTACGTTTTTACGGTTAGCCGATTTAGGAGCTACTGAAACGATCACTATCGGTCAAGGAGGGCAAGGTGCAGCTAGTGACGGTAACGGTGCTAGTGGAACCGATTCAACGTTTGGCAGTTTTGTAACTGGCTACGGAGGAGTAGGTGGTGATGACGACGATAATCAGTACGCAGTAGGGTCAGGATGGTTCGGCACACAGGAAAGAACTAGCAGTACATCTTACGACTTCTTGATTAACCGACATGCAAGAGATATTTTGTCTGGCGGCACAGGCGGTAGGTGTAACTCTACAACTAACTCCCTATTAGGAGGCGGACAAGCTTACTTTGGTGGCGGTGGTGGCGGTGGTTCCAAGGAGTCTCAAAACAGTTATGAGGCCCCCGGTGGCACAAGTGTGGTTGGCGGTAATGGTGGCAGTGGCCGAGCTGGCACCAATAACGGCGGCGCTGGTTCTATTCCTGGTGGTGGTGGTGGTGGCGTAGAAGAGGGCACTGCAGGCAGCGGTGGTGACGGTGAGTGCTGGGTTTTAATTTTTTAGGTCAGCACGGCTATATAGCCAGCCCATAAGGTTATCTCTTAAACTGATTGCAGGTAGTATGGGCTCAATGGGCGAAAGGTATGTCTGTTCAGCCTGGTACGTACAACATCACGCTGCAACGGCGGGCTGACTACAGCGTCCTTTTGCAGTTTAAGGACAGTACGGACGCCGCAATAAATCTGACTGGTTTTACGGTTTACGCCCAGACCTGGAACAAAGACCGTTCAACTAAATACGCAGATTTTGCCGTTGCGTACACCAATCGCGCCAATGGGCAGGTGACGATCAGCTTGACCGACGCTCAAACCGCAACGTTTATTGACGAGTTGCGATATGACGTTTTACTAGAAGACGGCAGTGGTTCGCGGGAGTATTACCTCGAAGGCATCATTTTCGTTAGCCAGGGATATACCGCACCATGACGACAGTCAACGTCACAACGACTAAGAACACCGTCACCATTACGGAGAACGGATCGTCAACGGTTGTTCAAAACCCGGTCACAACAACAGTGACTGCGACAACTGCAGGCCCGCAAGGTCCAGAAGGCCCAGCAGGTTCAGGTTTCACATTGAATCAGACCGCTAAAGTGGACAAAAGCGTCATCTATTACGACTCAGCTTCTGGGGAGTACAGAGCAGACGCAACTTGGACCATTAACACAATTGTCCTTGGAGGCAACTTCTAAGCCATGTCAAACACCATCAGGATCAAGAAGCGTGCTGCCGGTGGTGCGTCTGGCGCTCCAAGCAGTTTAGCTCCTAGCGAGTTGGCCTACTCGGAAGTTGACAATATCTTGAGCTATGGCTTTGGAGATGCTGGTGGTGGAGCGGCTAGCTCCGTTATTTCGATTGCGGGCTCTGGTGC